CACCAGTTGCTCCAGTTGCTCCAGTGTCACCAGTCGGACCAGTCCAGCCCGTGTCACCAGTGTCACCAGTCGGACCAGTCGGACCAGTCCAGCCCGTGTCACCAGTGTCACCAGTCGGACCAGTCGGACCAGTCCAGCCCGTGTCGCCAGTGTCACCAGTCGGACCAGTCGGACCAGTCCAGCCAGTGTCGCCAGTGTCACCAGTCGCTCCAGTATCACCCGTCCAGCCAGTATCACCCGTCCAGCCAGTATCACCAGTGTCTCCAGTGTAACCCGTCCAGCCCGTGTCGCCAGTATCACCAGTGTAGCCCGTGTAGCCAGTGTCACCTGTATCGCCAGTGTAACCCGTGTAGCCAGTGTCTCCAGTGTCGCCAGTGTAGCCGGTGTACCCCGTGTAGCCAGTATCACCCGTATCGCCAGTGTAGCCGGTGTACCCCGTGTAGCCAGTATCACCCGTATCGCCAGTGTAGCCGGTGTACCCCGTGTAGCCAGTATCACCCGTATCGCCAGTGTAGCCGGTGTACCCCGTGTAGCCAGTATCTCCTGTAGCTCCAGTATAGCTAGTATCGCCTATTGCAATAAATATGTCACCCAAATCAGTCGGTCCTGCAAAAGCATTTCCATTAACGTCTGTACCCCCTGGTCCATTGACTAAAAAATTTGTAACAGGATGTGGCATTTTATAATTTTATTTTACTTTTTAAAGCATGGATTTCCGCATAAAGTTCTTTTACAGCTTGAATTAAAATTGGAGTAAGTTTTGAATAATCTATCGCGCAAGGCAGATCATCTTCATCTAGTTTTACAACAGAAGGTAAAATTTTATAAACCTCTTCAGCGATTAGGCCAATGTCATCTTTCTTCTCCTTTTTCTTCCAATCAAAAGTTACTGGTCTTAAAGAAGTTACAAGATTTAAGCCATTCTTAAGATTTTTTATCTTCTTTTTAAATCTTTTTGAAGAAGTGGAATTATAACTAGAGGCAGTTATTTCGCCAGCGCCTCCATCAAGAGTTACGGTGACTGAATCATCAGAATCTCTTAAATAAATCATTCCGTTTCCATCTAATTTTTTTAAGACTATATTTCTAGTAGCGCCTTCTCTTACCACTATTTCTGTGTCTACCATTAATTTTCCAGCCCCTCCATCTGGAGCATCGCCAGCAACAGTTTGCCCAGCAAAAATATTAACCTGCCCATCCAAATCAATTCTCATTCTTAGAACGCCAAGATCCGGACCATCTCCATTATCTACCGCTAAACTTGTTCTAAATTCTATAGAGCCATCTCTTGGTCCATTAAAACTATAAGCTGAATTATATCCAGCTTGTAGAGACAATATGCCATTTCCAGTATCAGAAGCAGATGTATTTAATTCAGTTCCTGCAAGATCGATTTGAGCGCCCCTTTGAATTCCATTTTCACTTCCTCCGCTTAAAGTCAAAGTTCCGTTATTTACGCTTCTTCTTATTCCGTATTGAGATCCAATTGTTATTCCATATTCAGCGTCAGGATCTAGTAAACCTCCAGTTCCAATTCCTACAACCTTTGCATTTACTCTAAGATCAGTACCATTCCATCTTAAATTATTTCCACCAGGCTGTCCAATAAAAAATTGATATAAGTTATCATCACCCTCTGCTTGGGTGTTTCCTAGAAAAAATCCACCACTTCCACCAGTTCCAGAGCTACTTGTAAAGTCTGTTCCGCTGTATCCAATCCCCGCAGATTTTATTCTGCCATCACTACTCATAGTCAATCCACTACTATCAATTCTTACTGCATCTAATTTGTTTCCAAAAAAACCTTCATTTGCGATAACTGCCCCTCTAAATAAAGAGCCACCGAATTCGGCGTATCCATTTGCAACAATTCTAAATCCAAAATTTTGTACAGTTTTAGTTACTGTGTCACTGATTTTTAATTGAATTGTTGGGATACTACCTTCAGCTACTTCTATCCAATAAGTATTTTCTCCAGAAGAAGGTGGAGCGCCTGTAGCATTAGCGCCTTGATCTACTTTAGATCTAAATAATTTATATTTACCATCGTTTTGAAGTACCTTTACTTGAACAACATCGCTTGCACTCGATTTTCCTAATTCAGAATCTCCTCCATTATATATTCTAACCGTCATCTGTCCAGATACCCAAGTTGGAACAAAATTATTTGACTCTATAAATCCAGAACACTGTGCTGGTTGAGTACTGTCCGGTGTATTTCCGAGAATAGAAATTACTTGAGAACTAATAAATCCAGCAGTTAATTTCCCTACGTTTAATCCAGCTAAAGCGGGATCATCTAGTTGATATGCCTCCCATGCTGATCCCGTCCACTTTGACATTTTATAACCGTTGTCTGTCTCATACCAAATATCATTCTGTCTTAATGCATATCCTCCAATTGGATTTGTTGGCGCCGTGTCTGAATAGAATATTCTATTTCTTCCATCAGCAGTAGCTTGAGCGCCTTGTGCACTCACTAAAGCAACAGCAGCATCATTTGCAGCAGCAGCAGCAGCCAAACCAACGTCATTGCCTTCTGGATCTATAACCCTTCCTCTTACTACAATTCCTCTACTGCTAAAAAAATTACCTCTCTTTACCTTTTTGGTAACTTTTGTTGAATTTTGGTAAAATAAGATCTCATCTTGATCGTCAATGACCGTTGATTCTTGAAGATCTGCGATTGTGCGGCTCATATCTTTATTTACAGTTAATTATCTAGGATATGTGTTAAATGAATCAGTAACTCTATTACTAACAGTTGTTGGGGTTGGATATGAGCCAGAAAACAAAATGCCAGTAGAATCATTTATCTCAAACGACCAAGAGGTTGATATTATCGACCTATCTCCAATTGAAGAGCCAATTGAATATGAGTCTAATCTAGCATTTTGTATCTTGACTCCAAATTTATTTTTCCCAGTAATGTTTGAAAACATTATGTCAAAATTATAACCACTTACAGTCCTATCTTCATTTGAGAATACAGTTACTAAATTTTGCCTCTGAAACGAATCGACCAGAGAGTCTAAATTAAACGTCCCAACTACTGGCTCTTGAATCTTTCTATAAAGTGGATGATTGCTCCCAAAGCCATACAACGACTTTCTTTCAAATGGTACTGAAATTGTCATTGATTGGAAGTTTTCAAAATCAAGGCCAAATGTTATTCCGCTACCAGAAATTGCTGTTGATGTTATGGTGCAAGCGCTATATGGACAGCCACCATTAAATTCAGCTTTGTAAAGATTTGAGTAATCTCTATCTCTAAAGTAAGCAATTGAATTTTTTATAACTCCAGTTGAAACATAAAGAGAGGCATCATTACTGGCTATAAATCCAGTTCCAGTAGTAAAAACGGCTGGGCTGTATAAATAATTAATTCCAAATTCATTTGAATTCATTCTTTCTATTCTTGCATTAGCTGCCAGAAAAGATGTATTTACTTTTGCCAATTGATTTACAGCGATGCTTATTTCAAAATTTGATATATATGAGTTACCTACCCCTAAAATATTAAAATTATCAAATTCGCTATTGTTGCCGGTACTTTGAGTTTTAAAAGAATTCGCATCATCACCATTATCTGGAGAAATCAAAACATAAAAATTTCTGTCAGAATTAACATTGAAAATTTGATTGAACGGGTTCGCGTAAGCGCCGCTACTAACATTTAACCCAATAAAATTTTCATTCCATCCGTCAGTCAAATAGTATTCAAAATTAAAATTAACATCTGGCGCAAATTGTGTTTGCCTTGTTGCAAATGATCCAGTTCCCAATTGTTTTAATGCCGCACGATCAACACTAAAAGAAAAATCATATGACTGGATGAAATCAAGCTTTGCAAATCCAGTCGGATTTATTGAATGATCTGCGGCCCCGCTTGGCCCAACAAGCATCATCAACATTTCATATGAAATTGCTTGTCTCATTAGATTTTGAAACGATCCCTTCCAGCGTTAAAGTTAATTGTTATTTCTTCTTGTGTTAAAGCGCGATTATAAATTCTAAAAGCTCCAAGATCCATATTCATTTTGTATCCAGAATCGGCTCTCCATCCCGATATTCTCCCGTTTCCGCTATTGAAATTTTTGTTTGCGCTGATTTCTAAACCTGTTATTTGAGAGAGCGTTTGCTGTTGACCGTTAACGTAAATTTTATTATTTGTGTAAGATACGCTAGTTCTCATTTCAAAAACATAATGCTTCCAGTTTCCAACACATCCCAAAGACGTTACTTGAGCAAATGGAATTCCGTACAAATCACTGCCTGCGGTATTGAATCCAATTCCAGTTGCTCCTATTGTGTATATATCGTAATAAAGCCATCCCATAATCATTCCTGCAAGCGCATTTACTTTTGCCCAAATTTCAATTGTAGCTATAGAGCCTAATCCAGAAACAGAAAAATCAACATAATCATCCACTCCATCAAAGATAAATATTCCTCTATTTCTAGACGAATATACTGGAGTGTTATAAATAGTCGCGGCAGTCCCAGATCCACTTAAGTCATACCAAGAATCTCCTGTTCTATATGATGAAGTTCCAGAAGCCTCTAAATATAAAACTAATCCATTTGTGGATATACTAGTAATATCTTCGCTAATCCTGCCAAGAGGATCTTCAACTAACGTTACTGATATATCATTTACGTTTTTATAAACAAAAGTATGTGTCCATTGTGGCGCAAAAAATACTTTAAATTGATTGTATATCTTTGGTATTTTATATTGGAATCGTTTATACCCCTGCCTGCCTATTAAAAAGTGAAGAATACATCTAGCTTCAGCGTCGCTGACACCTTTAAAATCTAACCTAAAAGACTTTAATGCGTTTGCATGAAGGCCAAAATTTGTTCTTTTTGTAAAAGAGTAAGGCAATTCAGTTTTTATTACGGCAGTCTCTCTTGAAAGCGGTGTCGAATAAGTTGGCTGAAAAAAGAAGTCCTTTGACCACTTTACTGTATCAACTGAAGCTGGAGTAAGTGATGATTGAGAAGTATGAGCCTCTTTGCAGTAATAAAACGAATCGTACAGATTGCCAGTATTGCTTGGGAAAGTGGCATTACCTGTATACCTCACCACATCATACTTTTGATAACTTGTTGAAGTAGCCCAATTACCTTTTATATTTGAACCTGTTATCAGCGGCTGATTCCAATTTAAAACTGTTGAAATCTGGTCTGTTGATAAATTGGCATTTAACGAATATAGGTCATTTTCAACAAATGTATTATCAATGCTATTCAAAAATAAGTTAACTGGTTTATATATCTGGGCTGGATCGGTATATAAAAAATACCCAGTACCATGCAAACCTTCAAAAAAGCCAGCTAACTTTCGGGCCTCTTCTTGCTTTCTGTTTTCAAAAGGCATCGTGATCTGCATTTGCAGATGATTGAGTGCCTTTGGCATTGTATAAAGATAGTTATCAATGGTCCCATAATCAGCAATTTCTGAAGCAAAGGATACTTGAGTCCCATACGAAGGCACAAAAGTAAAGGACGACGGAATCGTCCCAGTTACGTTTTGATCTCTATCGTAAAGGAAAGACATTAGATGAATCCTTGATAGTTAAGAGTCATGGAGACTTCATCTGTAGCAGAGCTATTGATTGATTCTCCTATGAATTCCATATTGTTAACTGTGAAAGTAGCTAATGATCCTATAGTTATATTAACATTGCGCTTGTTTGAGTCTACAATATAATCAAAAGCTCTTTTTGATTCGTAATCGTATACGCCAAGAGTAAATTGGGCCGTTACTTTATACGGCCTCATTGTTTTTATATCTATTGGCGCAGAGCCAGTCGGGTGATAAAATGGGACGCGCGGGCACTCTACAGAATAAGTAAACGCCTCTATTCTGTTTGTTCCTGTGCCGTCACATTGAACTAAAATATCTCCCGGTCTAACAACAGACAAAGTTCCAGTAGTCGAGCTAGTTGTCGATGCTAGTCCAGTGCCAACATTACCAAAAATTGCAAAATCAGTAGATAGCTGTGGGAAGTTTCCTACTGAGCAAGAAACTGCAAATGAATTTAAATAGGCAGACTGAAAGGTAAAATTTTTATTATTATAGAATAAGCCGCCACTTGCGGCAATTGATCCTGTATAGTTTAATAAAAAATCGTTTGGCGAAAGGTACTTTTGAACGCTCAAGGAGCCTTGGGGCGGGCCACTAATAAAACTATTAAATTTTCTATAACCTATAACGCCTAGATGCTCAACAGGAACTGAATAGCCAAAATTTACATCAGAAACGCCAAGGATTTTGACGCCGCTGAGATAAAAATTGCTCTCATAATTTGATACGGAAGATTTCATCCTTTAGCCTCGCGGCCTAAGTGATCCACCCAAACGTTTTTCCTCATTGATTGTTTCGATCACTACAGCCTTAATCCTTTCTGACATTTTCTTATAATCTATCCCACCTTGATTCGATTCGCCTTGACTCTTGGTCTCTGAAGCGCCAGAGCTTGTTACGTTAACGGTAATGTTAACCTCTGGCGCGCCTCTTGTTTCCAACTTACTAGAAAGATTATCAAACTTCTCGCCAAGCATTTCGCCGCCACCAACTTCACCGCCAGCGGCAAATCTTGGTGCGCGACCTTGATTAATAGAATCAAAGAATTGTTTGCCGTATTTCTTTGTGGCTTGGTTGCTCATGACATATTCGCCGCCCATCAACAAAGCTGGAACATCATCTTTAGTTCCACCGCCAGCGGCATAACGAGTAATTTCGCCACCATATGCTCTTCCTATTTTTGGCCTTGATGAACTGACTACATACGGAGTCATCGTTGGCTTAACTGGAGTAATTGTAGTTGGCCCAAAACGGTCACTTCCTAATACATCAAATCGATCTATTCCTCCAGAATCAGGAATAACCTGACTCTTAACTGACGCTGCGTTTCCTAGTCCACCGGCTAGCTGACCAATTCCATAACTTAATGCCGCAGAAGCTACAGTTGAAATTATTTGTCTCTTGAATTGCTTTTTCTCTTCTTGCTTTTGTAAATCATATTGACGCCTTTTTTCTATTGCGTCTAAAGCGCTCTGTTGAGCATCTCTAATTTCTTGATTGATTGTATCATCTCCAAGCAAAGCAAATCTGGAAAGTCTCATACTCTGATCTTCAAGATTAATAAATGCAGAGGACGCGCTACCTTTCATTACATCTGTTGCGCCACTAGTAGTAGTTTGTTCAGAGAACTTCTTTAAATTTTCTATTCCAGAAATAGACTCTTGGCCTCTAAAACCAGGCAGGAAAAATCCACCATCTGCCATAGTTGGCATTTTGCCAGAATTTAATTTAGTAAGATTATCTTTACCATACTTCTGAACAGAAGATTTGCGAATAACATATTCGCCCTCGCTCAACATTGCAGGAACATCATCTTTATAACCACTTCCTCCAGTTACTAATCCACCAGTAGCGTAACCTTGAATAATTCCTCCACGGCTAAATCCTTGTTGCGGCATTATTGAACCAACGATTTGTTTTGAGGCGCTTTGCAGAAATGCTGACTGCATGCTCTTTAAAAAGCTCATCGCTATTCCTCTTAGCGCGCTGCCAAGATCATCAGCCTGATTTAATGCTGCGTCCATGGCCTGCGCCATTCCATCTGCGAACAATTGCGGTGCCTGTTTTCCAATTATATCTTGGAATGTTTGAGCTTGATCAAGTAATCCTGCGCCAGCAATCGATGCGTTTTCAGAAACACTATTTCCTCTTCCAGTTGTTATGCTGTATTGTTCGCTTGCGGAAAGTTCTTCAAATTTTTTACCAGTTGATAGTAATCTTCTTTCTGCAACAGCAGCTTTTGCTTGAGCCTCTAACGTTCCAGCGCCAAGACCCATTTCTGCATAGCCTCGCCCTTCAGTGAGTGTTTTTGTAAATTCTTGAATTTGTCCAGTTTGAAAATTTGTAACAAAATTATCTATGCCTAAGCTTAAATTATTAA